CATAGTTGTCAATCAACATTGATACATGCAACTAAAATATTTCCTTTGAGTCCAGAACCTACAACATTTACACGAGCAATGCCTGATGAGTTTAAACATGACACAAGCATTGACACTTTTACTGCTTACAAAAATTACATTAGCAGCAAACCTTGGGTTGCATCTAATTATCTACGTGACCCATCCCGCAAACCAAATTGGATTTTATGATTAGACTACTAGCAGCGTGTCCACCAGTGTACACATTGCCTGGTACATGGAATGACCCAGACAAAATAGCACGGTGTAATGACACCCTTATTCCACACCTCACACTGAATCCAAACATTACGTTTGGTATATCAGTTCTTGCTATACTTATTATCCTTACAGGATATGGTGTATACAAAGGGTTCTTTGCCAACCAGAATCTTACTGACCCTTGGGATGACCACGATGATTAGATCTTTATACTTAGGACCTAAGTATGATCTGACAGAAATGGAAGGTGATACTGTAAACTCAATGCAGGTTGCCAAATTACTAAAGCAAAGAAAAGTAGTGGCAGTATTTCAAGGTAGATCTGAAGCAGGACCTAGAGCACTAGGTAACAGGTCTATCTTGTATGATCCTACAGATCCAGAAGGAAAGGATAAGATAAACAGAATAAAAAAGAGGGAATCTTTCAGACCATTTGCAGGTAGTGTTCTACTACCACATGCACATAAGTGGTTTGATATGGCAGGACTAGATGAATCACCATTCATGATGTATGCGGTAGATGCTTTACCACATACTTATGATAAGATCCCTGCGGTATTACATATCGATAAGACTTGTAGAGTACAAACTGTTGATATGAAAGACAATCTACATTACTATCAATTGATTGATGCTTTCTATCAGATTACTGATGTGCCCATGCTATTCAATACATCATTCAACATGGCAGGAGAACCATTGGTGGAGACACCAGAGGATGCCATCAATACATTTGAGAACAGTGAGATAGACTACCTATATTTTCCAGAGGTTCATAAGCTCAGGCAAAAATGACTTTTAGTTTCCCAGAAACCGGAAAAAAAACTCCGGCAAAAAAATGGGTTGTAGGGTTCAACCTATCTAACAACGGGTCAGTCTGTTTGTTGGAGGATGGTAAACTAAAATTATATCTGGAGTCAGAAAGAGTAACAAGAAACAAGTGGGACTATAAGGTCAGTTCTTTGTTACCATATTTACCCAAAGAAATTGAACACGTAGCCTTGACTGATTCGTACTGGACTCAAGGTGATAAGAGATTAGATAATATAAAAGATATATCAAAAATAAAAACCAAATATCCTAACGCTAAAATATATGACTATAGATCTATGCATCATCTAACTCATGCTGCATGTGCTTTCTATAATTCTGGTTTTACTGAGGCATCTTGTATAGTTGTAGACTCTAATGGTTCTAAGACAAGCGAAGGACTAGAGATAGAATCTATATTCACTGCACCCACATTTACAGAGACACACAAGAAATACTTCTCACCTGAGTTTGTAGGTATTGGTAGATTATTTGAGGAGACTGCGAAAACATATAATTGGGACTACAGAGATGCAGGGAAGGTCATGGGTCTAAGTGCATACAATCATGACCCTGCTTCTACTATACAAAGACGATGGGAGAGCAGATATGGCGAACTATTGGAGATGACAACAGGAGATGTATGTTTGTCAGGTGGTTGCTTCTTGAATTGTGTTGCTAACTATAAGATAAAAAAAAGATATCCTCATATAAATTTCTATGTGGAACCTGTTGCTCACGATGGTGGCACTGCAATGGGTGCAGCATACCTAGCATATAATGAAACCTAAACTCAACATACTTGATGTCAGTTCTGCTATAGGTTGTAACTTGTCATGCAAAGGTTGCAATCATTTTAGTAATTACTTTGCACCAGGCAGTAAATTAGATACAGATAAACTTCTTTATGATATAAAGACTATCTTACCAAGAGTAGATATCAATAGGGTGTCAGTGATAGGTGGTGAACCACTCTTGAATCCTAGATGCGAGGAGATATTTGCTGCATGTTTAGAACATGCTAATAATGATGTGTATCTCTATACTAATGGTGAACTATTGGAAGATAATGATTGGATATACAAATACATTGACGATCCTAAAGTATATTTGAGATTTAGTTTTCATTTACCAGAGACCACAGAACGTGGTGCCAAGATACTAAAAACAGTCAGGAACTTTGTTGCTAAAACTGATCATGAATTATTCATAGGTGGTGCTCCCAATGAGTCATGGAAGTTTAGAGCAACAGAACATCATACCAACAAGGACAGGTGGTTCTATAGTATAAAAAAGAGAGGAGATAAAGTATATCCATACAACCATGCAGATCCTGATAAGAGTTTCAAGTACTGCTCATGTCCTAATTCACAATTATATAATGGTAAGTTGTGGAAATGTCCGAACACTGCATTCCTTAGGGAGATGTTAAATGTAACAGATCAAAGTGATGATCCAGTGTGGCAAAAATATTATGTTGATGGTGTGCCTGTTGACTGTGCTGACGATGAGTTGACAAAGTTTTGTGAGGGATCTATACTACCTGATAGTGTATGCAGAATGTGTACAGCAAAACCCCTTCACTTTAGTGCTGCTCAACAAGAGAAGACTGAAAGGAAGGTAATTAATACCTATAAATAAATCACTTACAAATTCATATGCCAACATACCCTCTCAAAAATTTGAAGACAGGTGAAACTAAAGAGATCATCATGTCAATGAAAGAATATGATCAGTGGAGAAAGGACAACCCTGATTGGGATAAAGATTGGTCTAAGGGTGCAGCAGGTACAGTCAGTGGTACTGGAGATGCATACAGTAGATGTGATGGAGGTTGGAACGAAGTGTTATCTAAGGTAGCATCAGTGCCAGGATCTAAAGTAAAACCTCAAAAAGTAACTCACTTCTAATGACTCGTAAACGGAAGATGTCTACCAGTGTTGGTGCTGGTATGACCGCTAAACAAATGAAGAGGAAGAAACCATATAACTCTGAGATGATGGTTGATATCCAACCTATCACACCAAATCAAACAAAAGCTTTTGCTCACTATAACGAAGGTAAGAATTTGTTTCTTTATGGTGCAGCAGGTACAGGTAAGACGTTCATTACCCTCTTCTTGGCACTCAAACAGGTGCTTGATCCTTTGACTCCATATAATAAGGTTGTCTTAGTTAGATCACTTGTGTCGACGAGAGAGATAGGTTTCTTACCTGGTGATCATGAGGATAAGTCAGCACTATATCAAATACCATATAAAAATATGGTCAAATATATGTTTGAGTTAGCATCAGACAATGACTTTGAAATGTGTTGGGGTAATCTCAAGGCACAGGAGAGTGTGACTTTTTGGTCTACATCATTCATTAGGGGAACAACACTTGATGGATCAATAGTTATTGTAGATGAGTCACAAAACTTGAATTTTCATGAGTTAGATAGTATAATAACAAGGATAGGTGAAGATTCTAAGATTATGTTCTGCGGTGACGTAGCACAAACCGATCTCATTAGAACTAATGAGAAGAATGGTATCCTAGACTTTCAAAAGATCATCACAATGATGCCTGAGTTCGCTCAGATTGAGTTTGGTGTTGATGACATAGTAAGGTCTGGATTAGTCAAAAGTTATATCACCAGTAAACACACACTAGGTTTGTAATGTTCACTCATGTTGACTGCGAACTTCCTAAACTAAAGAGGAAGAATATAGATGGTGCAAGATATTACACTGTCAATGGTAGACCAATGGTCTCAATCACATCAGTTACCTCATGGTATAATAAACAAATCTTTATTGACTGGAGGAAAAGAATAGGTGAGGCAGAAGCAAATAGAATTACTAAACGTGCAACCTCTAGAGGTACTGCTACACATGAGTTGATAGAGAATCATCTACTCAACAAGGAGGTAGAGTTTGATAAACCTAGTCCTAAGATGTTGTTCCTTCAAGCGAAGGAGACTCTAAAAAATATAAATAATATATACGCTCTTGAGGAGAGTCTTTATAGTGAAGAGTTAGGTGTTGCCGGTACTGTCGACTGCATCGCTGAATATAATGGGGAGTTGTCAATAATAGATTTTAAGACAGCAGAGAAACCTAAGAAGAGAGATTGGATAGAGAACTATTTTGTACAGGCAGCAGCGTATGCTTGTATGTTCTTTGAACGAACAGGTATACCCGTCAAAAAACTTGTCATAATTATGACATGTGAGAACGGAGACGTGACAGTATACGAAGAGTATGATAAAATAAAGTATATGAAAAAATTAGTCCTTTACATTCAAAAATTTGTCGAAGAAAAAATCAATGAGTGCCAAAACAAAGATGCGTGAAATCTTGAAGAACAGATTGCTCTGTCAAGATAAATTTACTAATGACATTGAGAATCTTGTTAGTAACAACAACGAGATGAACTACATCGAGGCAATCTGTCACTACTGTGATGTGAATAACATCGAGGTAGAATCTGTATCTAAACTCATCACTAAACCTTTGAAAGAAAAACTCAAAGGCAATGCTACTGACCTAAATTATCTAAAGAGAACATCTAAGGCAAAATTCTTTAGCATCTAATGAAGATCAAGGAGTGGACATTCGGAAAGATCCACAACCAATTACCTGAGGAAAGACTCAGAGAGGTAGCGGTTAGTGTTGACTACGTGAGAGAACAACGTGGTTTTTGGATCAGTAATTTCAGGCAGTGTACTCCAGAAGAGATTACTGAACTAGAGAAGGAGAGACCTACCACTAGGTTACTCAGTATACATGTTATCAATGGATGCAACCTAGCATGTAGAGCATGTAATCATAACAGTAGTCTACTAGGTGTGAACAGTAGGGTAGATATTGATGCACTCAAAGAAGATATAATAAATGTACTACCAAAGATACATGTGTGGAGTCACATCAGTATCATAGGTGGTGAACCATTATTAGAACCAAGGACTAAAGAGATTGTTCAAGTCACAAGAGAGGTGGCAGAAGCAACAGGACAGAAATGTAATATAAAACTATTCAGCAATGGATCTAAACTAATACAGGAACAAGAATGGATTGCTGATGAGATGCTGAAGGGTGTGGTGTTTAGACTTACCTTTCATAAACCATGGTATACACCACAGGGATCTATCAACTGGGAGAATGCAGCAAAGTTTGTTAGGTATCTCAAGTCCAGAGGTGTGGACACAGAGAATCTACTAGAGTTTAGTGAAGCATTTAGATTACTTGATGGTAAACCAAGACAGTGGTTTGATATTGTCAAGTATGAGATCGATGATGATAGTATAAAGTATTATCCATTTGAGGAGGGTGATCCTGAAGAGAGTTTCAAACACTGCTCTTGTCCTAACAGTCAATTATATAATGGTCATCTATGGAAGTGTCCTATGATATCATATCTCAGAGAATCTTTAGCAGCAACAGATCAGATAAATGATCCAGCATGGAAGAAGTATCTTGATTACAAACCCACCAGTATCAATGCATCGGTGGATGAGATCAAAGAATCTTTCGATGAGGTGTTGAAACCTCATGACATTTGTACAATGTGTCCACGTAATCCAGTATGGTTTACTGCAACTCAGCAATTAGATGCTAGAATGAAGAAAAACGTACCGATGTATGCTGAAGAGACCTATGACACCGTTTGATACTTACAAAGAGTATCTTGCATTCAAAAACCATTTTACTAGAGAGAAGTATGATTACCATAAGTATGGTGGTAGATCGAAAGCAAAGATAGAATCATTCTACAAGAGAAAGGATCGCTATTTCTTTGAGAAAACATCAAGGAAGTATAAGGACAATGAGATACACAATTTCTTTCTTGCTAACTTTGTAGCAACAGATAACCCTGAGGGTGTATGGATAGGAAATATAATACGATCAGGTGAGGTAGTATATAAAGATTGGATGAGGAGATCAGAGAGTATGTTCTATGACTTCAAGTCTCAAACTAATACATTACTTGATACATATAAGATTGATCAATTATTCGACACCTCTGAGGGTCATCCACCATTACTCAAAGAACATCTTGCTGGTAGATTTAGTGTAGAGAACATGTGTATCTACGAGAGATTGTTTTCTTTCTGTGATGACTTTGATAAGAAACTAGACGACCCAGTATGGAGATCAGTTGGTAAGAAGGTTAGAAAGTACCTACCATTCATGAAGATAGATCGTAGAAAATATAGAAGTTGGCTATTGACATGTGACTAAAAACTATATAAAATATTAGAAGAAGTAACACAAAGATGTCAGATTTTTTTGAGAACGATAATGTAAAAGAAGAGATGAAAAACATCTATGATTTACAGAAAGATCTTTACTCAGTCATACTGAAGTTTCCCTACATGAGTCCCGATGCAAAGTGGGAACACATTGAGACATTGAAAGAACTATTAGAGAAGCAGCAGATCATGTGGACTAGGATAAGTTTATCTGATGATCCAGAAGCGATCACGATGAAAAATAAGTTGAAAGATCAGACTGAGATGTTAGGGTTTGGAACCACAGATATGACTACAATATTTAAGAACATGAAAGATACCCTAGATAAGATGCAGTCACAGTTAAAACAATGAATGATGATGAAGTAGCAGACATGATGCTGCAAGAGTGCTTGCACAATGCAGGTATCAGTAGTGAGTCACCTTTTAATT